GGCAAGCCTTGTGCAGCCCCCACTTAGGGGGTGCGTTTAAACTCCTTTGCTCTCGACCATCTCAACGTAAGCGTGTCGCGCCCGGGACAAAACCTGGGCACCGCGAGCACGGGTACGGCGAGCTCGGCCGGGAGCCTGCCTTCGTCGCCCATGGCGGACGTCGGCGGGAGCAACGCACCTTTTCGGTGGGGGGCCCCCTCCGCTTCCCTAGAGGAGCAGAGTGCGCTCTACGACTTGGACTACCCGCCACTCACCCTAACTGCAGGCCACGGTGTCGGACCGCCAGAGGCGTCCGGTTCCCGCGACCGCCGTGAAGGTCCCCCTGCGTCGCCCACGGGCTCGGGGCCACCCCCTCCGGGGGCGGCCCTCAGCACCGTGTGCCTCGCGCAGAGCGGAACGATCGGCTGCAGCTTGGGCGGGAGGCTGTCCTCGCCCTCAAGCACACACTCCTCTATGGGGATCGGAAAGCCGCCGACAGAATCCTCTCGAAGTTGGATGCCACAGCCCCGAAGAGCGGCCTGGAGCGGGCCCTCGCGGACGTTAAGAAAGCTGCCTCAGAGGCCAGGTCAAACTGGATCCTCTTTGGTGGCTCCGAAGCGTCTGCTCAGGTCAGCTACCTAGGTCGCGCCCTGCCTGCCGGTACGAACCGGCAGGGCTTCGAGGCTCTGGCACAACATCGTGGGGACTTGGCCAGAAAGTGGGTCACCCCGGTCGACGTCCTCAAAGCTGCAACACGCTTTGCGGACGCCTGGTCCCGGCGCCACTGCCTCACGTCTGATCGCATGCCCGCCCCTGACCTTCCAACCCAATCGAGTTGCCTCGAGAGGGGTGTGAAGGCGGGCGGGCTACGCGGCTACGTACACAGCCTCGGGATCCACCCGAAGGCTGTTGAGGCGGTCGCCACGGACGGCGCCTGCCGCACGTTAATGCCGCAGGACATCGAACTTCTCACCATTGACGCATCGGCCGTCTTCCACTTCCAGGACTGGGCTCGCTCTCTAGGCGGTGAACCGCCGAGGGCCGAAGCCATCTTTGTCCAGGAGCGGGGGCTCAAGGTGCGTGTGGTTACGAAGTCTCCGGGTTGCCTACATCTGGCTGGCCACGTGGCTCGCAAGCGCCTGCTTGCGGGCCTGCGCAGGGACCCGTCTTCCCGGTCCCCCTTGGAAGGCGTGACGGACGAGGAGATCCTAGGATCCCTCGTGGGCGGTTCCACGGAGAGGTTGGTTTCAACCGACCTCACCCGTGCTACCGACCTTCTCCCTCACGACCTCCTTGGGGCCTTGGTCGACGGTCTGGAAGCCTCGGGTCGTTTCA